AATGATGCATGGCTGGTTTTCATAGACAACCTCTTCACCATCTTCTGTCGTTCCTGTGAAACTAGCCAGCCCACGAATAACACGGTTCTGCATATCCCGCCAAACCTTGGCGTCAGCATAATCCATCTCCTTACGGGCATCCCACGAAGGCATACCACAAGCGATACCACCCTTTATGTCACGGGCTTCATCACGGTTAGGATTAATGACCGCCAAGCTTTTATTTACTAGCGTCCACTTATCTTCACCGTTGTCCTGCTTAACATCAGCAAAATGTAAGTACTGAACGTGCGAAGCCAGTGGCCTAAATGTAATAGTTTCACTGTAAGCAGGTTCACCTAATCCTCGAAAATAGAAGGAGCCTTCTGGAATAGGCTTACGTGTACCCTTGCTCTTTGACCTGCTGTTAATCTGTAGAACAGGTACTTTTGAAATAGCTGGTTCTGCTTTTCCGCCTGATACTACTGTACCTAGAAATGCGTTTAGTTCTTCTAGTTCTGCGCCATCAATTGTTGTTAGATCGTTCATTGTGATCCTTTCTTTATCTGAACTTGTATTGTGGCACAACTAAGTGGCACTAGTCAATCATATTCGACCTGATCAAGCCAGTTTTTGCCTCCAGATATTTCGATCTTTAAGGGCAGGGCGAAGGTGTAATCCCAACGCTCTTCTGCCTCTTTGGTTACGTCCACCATTGCCCATGTCAGGGCTTCTTTGACCTGTTCAATTTCACCTGGAAATACGTCACATACGATTGAGTCATGTACAGTTAAGATCAGCTTAGAACTCAGCTTCAGTTCCCTGAATTTACGCAGCGCACGGACACAGGACAGTAGCATCAGATCTGCCGCTGAAGACTGCACAGGGTAATTAACGATCTGCGTATAGTTGCTGGTACGGCCCCCACGCTTACGGACTACGTTGGGCCAATAGAACTGTCGGCCACTAGGTATCTGTACAATACCGTTCTTGAGTACTCCGTCTGCAAGCCTACGGTGATACGCTCCTAGACCCTCATAGATATCAAAGAAGGTAGAGAAATACGCTCTGACGTGATCAGCCTCTCCAGCACCTAAACCCCCATAAATAGGTGCGAACGAGAATTTCTTGCTGGCCTGACGACGATCTTTAGATACATCCTTTTCATCACACTGATAGATGATAGAAGCAGTCTGTTTGTGCAGATCCTTGCCCGTCTTAACATCGGAGATAATCTGGGGGTCACGGGATAATTCCCCTGCCAATACGAACTCAACGGAACTAAAATCGGCCTCACACAGCATTCCGTTTTCAAACCTGCTGACAACAGCCTTGCGGACAGGGAAGCCACGCTTTGGGGCGTTCTGCATGTTAGGGGCAGTACTAGATAAGCGTCCAGTTGCAGTGATGCACTGATTAAACTGCGTGTGCAGAATACCGTCTGACCTAGTCCACGTTTCAAAGCCCTTCACAAATGAGTCTAGATAAACATTAACTGCGTTTAGCCTACTGCTTTTAGTTAGAAACTCCACGGCGGTATCATTACCCTTCGCTTCTGCTTGGGAGATCAAACGCTGTATGGTAACTTTGTCTGTCTTAAAGCCGTTGGCGGAAGCATCAGAAGGCATGGTGGGGTTAAGTCTTAGCCCCGCAACCTTACCATTAGGTTGATAGAACGCACCCACTCCCGCACAGGACGGGCATTTGGACATGTTCTTATACGGCTCACCTTGCACACGGTACTTCTTTCCCATCTTAGTGCGGGTGACCTGTTTATACTTTTGTATATACGCCCTGCCATCACAGGTATCACAGCAGACGGCATTGGTGCGGTGAACAACACGGGTTGTGGCACGTACAGCAGCGGTAAACTGTGATCTGTTCATGCGAGGGGGAAACAGAGGCTTATTGTTACTATCTGTGCCTATATTCCATACCTGTTGATGATCAGGACGGGATATAACCTCACGGCTGTACACCACCCGTGTCATGTCTTGGCCGCTGTTGAGGTTGATAACGGTATCACCCATCACACTCTCAACGATCTCCTCAAGACGTTTCTTTAAGGCTATCTGTTCTTCAAGAAACTCTGCTTTGATACCCGCCAGCACATCCAAATCAACCTTGATGCCATTGCTTTCTATCTCAACAAGAAACAGAAGCATTTCATTCATCAGCTTGATGGTTTCATCCAAAGATTTGTTACTGTCTTTGGCAAGATCCTTCTGTTGCTCTAGATAGATTTCACCGCAGGATATAACATCAGCTTCTGCGTACTCTAGCACTGTTGCCAGTGGCATAGCTTCAAAGCCTGTGCCACTCTTGAATAGATCATCTACAAGATCAGATTTCTTGCGGGTTACATCTTTACGTTCTGCTGTAGCTTTAAGCGACAATTCCTGGCGCTGCCCTTTAGCCAGTACATACTCGCAAATCATCGTACAGAATACTGTGTCTGGTATGGCAAAGCCCATTGCTGTGAGCCACATCACATCAAACTTGGCGTTATGGGCTACTAGCACGTCCGCTTGTTCTAACGCATGTTCTAACAACTCTCTGCTGTCGGAGGTTTCTTTTTCATTATGATGGAAGACAAGGTTGGTCACCTCGCCTACCTTATCATCTTCTAAGAAACCAAAGTGCGCCGAAACACATTTGTTCTCTGGGTTAAAAGGGCTGTTATCAATCTTGCCGCCAATTTTCTTAACGGTGGTTTCTAAGTCCAATACTAATATTCGTAAGGTGCGGGATAGGGTGGTGGTACTGTAAAGACCCGACGACGACTTACTCAACATATCGGGACACCTCTGGCTGGATGTTACAGATGACGCAGCCGTGATATCCACTGAGTTTATTTTTACTGATGTTAATAAAACGGGTGTGGTCAGGCGTATCATCATCCCCGTTGCCACTGTGCTTACCTATCCCAACGATAAGATCCGCCTCTGCAGCCTTACCTGTCTTCGATCCTTCAAGCATTGAGAAGTCGATACGGGTACGGCCTTCTGCATCTGCAGACGCTTGGCTTACACCTAGCAGGGCAGCATCGTGCCGCTTGGCTAATTCCCGCAGTGAGCGATACAGTTCACGAATACGCTCATGGCTGGCATTGTAATTCCCAGCAATGTTAATTTTGTCAGATTGATCCACCACAATAACGTCTGGCTTAATCTTCTCACAGTATGAACTGATCGTATCCAAATCCCATTCCTGAACATCTTTCATAATCAGACGATCTTTAATGGACAGATACTTGCTCATAGCTAGATCAGGATTGTCTGCTATCTGTTCACGGGTCATGCCAGAGCAAGCTTGTATGGCTCTTAGTTTAGTGCGGGTAGTCTTCTCTTCATTACCCAAGTACAAAACCTTTGCACCTTGCTGGCAGAAGCCACCTGGCCCAGCGCATATGGATATAACAAAAGCAGACTTACCTGTTTCAGGTCTCGCAAACACAATGCCGAACTCAGAAGGCCCGATGCCGTAAACATTTCGTGCAAGTGTTTCGATATTAAACTTCCAACGGTTGTCATCAGAAGTTTCCGCCAACAACTCATATATATCGTCCGTAGTTGGCTCACCAAAGTTGTCAGGCATGTACCCATCTTTGGTACGCTCAAGTAATGACTGCAGTCGGGCCATTGCTGATAGATCACCGTGGGCCATGTTAAGGCCAAGGTTTGCGATATCTCTACCAACATCCTTGCGCCAAAGACTTTCAATTACATCTCCAGCAATTTCAGGGGTGATAGAGTCTGCATGTTTAAGTTCGTCGATTGTGTCACGAAAATCACCAATCTCTGAAGTAGTTGCCACTGGGTTTTGTGTAATCCAGATAGAGTACAGATCGTCAGGCTTTATATCTGTTTCGTACTTGCTGTGCGTATCTCCAAGCAAGTCGTACAGCACCCCAACTTCATCTGAGAAAATAGACTTCCGTAATCTATGTGCGGCGGCGTTATAGCTGTCTTTAGTTAATAATGTTTTTAATAATTGTACTTCCATTCTGCTCTCCCTGCTCTGTGGCATAGTTAGGGGCGCAGCTATAACAGATTTTGGACATAAAAAAAGCCCCAATCTTTCGATCAGGGCGTAATTCTAAATATTTGATTTTAAAACAGTGAGTTAGCTGTTTCTAAACTTCATGGATTTAATGTCAGGGGTTTGATCACCTCTGCGCTCTTTCATGTCCACTTGATGGAAGACAACACGCTTGTTGCCTTGCACAATCGAAGCTATTGCTTCCTGAAGTTTGGTTTGTTCTTCGGCTGCTTCTAAAAAGCTACCTTCGATGTCATAATCTATGACCACTATGCCTCTGCACTTAATTGTCCCATTCCTTCTATCAATGTACTAAAAAATAGCTACAAACTCTGTGAGTTGTTTGTGTCTTAGCTACCAATTTATATTAGTTCAATAGACTGTTTTAGGGGGACCATTTGGAGGAGAAGACCAGTGGGTTACTGATATCCCGAAGAATCCATTAGCTGAGTTACAATGAGTAGAGTACTGCCGTGATACAGACGATCTATTCCGTTTTTTACAGGACTTTATATATCCATGTGTATACTTCATTTTAGTAAACTACCTCGCTAATCTTGAGTGGGTTAAGGTATTTCAGATCTAGTACGGTAAGCCGTACATTAAAATCTCCTGAAACCTTACCTAACATTGATACTGCCTTTAGGCTTGCGTCATTGTCAAGAACTAATGTGATTTTATTATATTTGTTAAGTGTCTTTTTAATGCTTTTAGTAATGTTAGTACCTAGTAGCGCAACACCAGTAAGCCCTTCGACGTTTGATACAGCACATGCAGAGGCAACATCTTCAACCAGGATAGCGTGGTTACCTGTTCCCACATGGATACCTCCAGACAACTCTCCATAGGACCACCACTTAGCCCGTACAGGCCTCATAGAGCGGCCTACAGCACCTGTATGCTCTGTATTATAGAACAGCACTCTGTCTTCTTTAGGGGCGTATCGGATCTTAATATCATTGCGCAGGAATGCTTCATAACTGTTCACCTTTTTAAGGTACGCTATGGCGATATCACTGTTCGATACATGTGTGGTTATAGTAGGAACAGGTCGGGGTGCAGGCTTATACCTTTGTATGGCATCACCTGATAATACTGCTTCAACTGCTTCTATTCTGCGTTGGGTAGAGAAGGCCCCCTTCACATCACAGGATGCTCTATAGCAATTCCATACCAGCTTACCGTCAAACTTATCTAAGCTAAACTTATTCTTGCCCCCACAGAATGGGCAGTCAGTTGTGACCCGACTACCCTCCTTAATGAGTAGAGTTTTAACCCACTCGATCTGTGCCCTATAATCAGCCATCGTGGTGTTCGCCGCAGGATGTACACGACCTCTTAAACTCGTAGGTGCGTAAGCCTTCGTCCTCATCAAAGTATATCGGGAAGGTATTATTTATATATGTGTATATGAATAGTGTGCATGTTTGCCCGATTAAGACGGGGGCTGCACAGATATCACATATAAATGTTCTGGGGGTTTGATACTGCTCTTTGTCTTGTAGTGTTCTCTTCATTGCCTAGTGCCTCTTAGTTAGTTGCTATTACTAACCCTGGGCGGGTTAGCCGCAGGCTATAGGCTTTTTAATATAAGTCAACCACCTTGTTGAGTGGCGGAGTTATGTGCCTATTAACCTTTGGCCTCCATAACCTATTGTTTTCATAAAATAGGCTCATAACCTGAAGGTCGTGTGTTCGAATCACACTCCCGCAACCAACTACCTGAAAACACTGGGTTATTTATCCAGAGTTAAGTTTAGTATATAGAAGTATACGTTTTCTCCTGTCAATATTTTAATTTTCGTTATGATTCTTGCGGGGGCCTTGTAGAACCTGCTCATACTTGAAGAACAACTGATCAAACTTCCACTGGTAAAGTTGCTGCATACCCATGAGGGTGTTCATCAGTTCATCGTGTGTAGGATCACGCTCACCGTCACCTATTTGCTTAAACACTGTCTCAAGATCATTGCAGACTGACCAGCAGTCCATGATGTGCGGCTCTAGATCATATAGTTTAGCCATGAGTCTAGTACTCCCCAGTCGTATCAGTTATTGATAGCAGGTCAGCTATACTACCAGGTACTTCATGTTGGTGGTGGTACTCTCTTATTTCCTTATCTGTTTTCATCTCCTCGGCAAACTCCTCAGCTTTTTTATAGGAACTAAAGGTACCTAGTTCGTACCAGTTGTTGTAAGTTACTGTATAGCTACGCATCATTCACCTCCTTGGTCTGCTTACGGAATCGTTTATTGTAAGCACGTTT